TTGGCTTAGGAGTTACACCTAGTGCGTGGAATAGTGCTTATAAAGCATTTCAATTTGGAACAACAGGAGCATTGTTTGGAGAGAGCGGTGATGCTGCAAACTATTTCACTACTAATACATTTATAGATTCTGTTGGCTTTAAGTACATAACCTCAGATTGGGCATTAGGCTATTTCCAAGAAAACGGAGTTCATAGCTGGAGAAATGCCCCATCAGGTACCGCTGGTAACGCTATTACCTTCACCCAAGCAATGACCCTAACCAGCGGAGGCAACCTACTTGTCGGCACAACAACGGATAATGGTTCAAGATTTCAGGTAACAGGTTCTAACTCTGGGAATTTACCACTTCTTAATTTAGTAGCATCAGGAACAGGTACTTTCCAACGTGGAGTTCGTTTATTAAATAGTGGAATGAACGCTGGTGACCATATTATGATGTCAGTTGGTCAGGCAGATAGTGCAAGAAACATGGGTCAGTTTTATTTCCAATATAATGGTTCAGGCTCCACAAGTAATAGACTATCATTAGGATTACATTCTGTCGATGATGTATTAAATATTTTAGGAACAGGCAACGTAGGCATCGGCACAACTAGTCCGACAAACGGGAAACTAGAAATTCAGCAATCAAGCACAACGGCTGCTTTATGGGTTCAAACCGGAGGTACTACAGCTTCTTATGTAATTGCGGACTTTAGAACAGGAACAAACTCACCTGCCTTACAAATTTTAGGAAATGGTAATGTAGGGATTGGTAGTACGCCAACTTTTAGGTTTGATGTTGAAACTTCTAATTTAACAGTTAGTAGATTTTTTTCTAATGCAACTGGAAAAAGAAATAATATTCTTTTACAAAATAGTCAAAACTTTAACTATGGTGTTTTAGGTGTTGTATCAGGAACAGGTGTATCTACTGGTGATGTCTATGGTTTAGGCTATTCAGCAAGTGGGTCAACTGCTTTTACAGAGGTTTTGAATTGGACTTCCACTGGCAATGTAGGTGTAAACACAACAAGTCCTCAGTTTAAATTTAACGTTCATGACGCTGGCGCTAACATAGTTTCTGGAAATGCTATTAGTACCAGCACTATGAAAGGGGTAAAAATAGAAAACACAAATAATGGTGACGAATCTATTGGGGTATGGTTTACAACAGGTGGCAATCACTGGAGTGGAATTAGTGGGCAACGTAATAACTCAGCCAGCACGTGGGGAACTGATTTAAGATTTTACACACATGAGGATACAACCGTTGATTTAACTTACGCAAGAGAACGAATGCGTATTACAAGTGGGGGTAGTGTAGGCATCGGCACGACTACTCCTGATGCAAATAGTAGACTTGATGTAAATGGTCAAGCATTTGTTGCACGTTTAGCAGTATATAACGATAACGGAACACCTAGTTTAGGCACGTCTCCAATGTTTTATTCTCCTGCGAGTGGAACATTAGCGATTTCAACTAACGCCTCAGAACGAATGCGCATCACATCAGGAGGAAATGTGCTGATTGGAACAACAACGGATGCAGGATATACACTAAATCTTGTAGGTAATGCTCAGTTTATAAAGAGCACAACGTCTACAGCAATGGTTGTAGGTCTAAGTGGAGTCACTGGCTCTATTATAAGATTCAGTTACAATGCTGGGTTTGTTGGTTCAATCTCAACTGATGGGTCAACTACTGCATACAATACTTCTTCTGACTACAGATTGAAAGAGCAGGTAAGACCTATTGATAATCCACTAGAGAAAGTAATGAAATTAAATCCTGTTAACTTTAAGTACAAAAGTTCTAAGACTGTACAGGATGGATTCATTGCACATGAGATACAGGAGATACTACCGTACCTTGTGACAGGTGAAAAGGATGGAGTAGAAATGCAGGAAGTAGACTACTCTAAGCTAACTCCTATACTAATTGCAGCAATTAAGGAACAACAGAAACAAATAGAAGAACTAAAAAATAAATTACCATGAAAACTATTGAAAGCGTATCCATCTGGGACAACGGACAAGTATTAGAGGCAAAGATTCTAAATGCATATTGCATTAATGACAATCTAAGTACCTCAGGAACATTTTACTATCAGCTACTCTCTGAGACTGTAGACCTAGCAGTTGGTCAGCAGCTTACTCAAGGGAATCTGACTATGACTGGAGAAGAGTATCAAGCATGGCAGACAAATGAGTATGCCTATGACTGGGTAGCAGCACAGCTGAACCTAACCATCACAGGTGACTATGTACCTCCTGTGCCACCTGAGCCTACTCCTGAGCCTACTCCTATTGTTGAAGAGGCTATTGCAGAAGAAGTATAGATTGCTTAGTTTTACGAAACTTAAATTAAATCAAATGGAAATCAAGAAAAAGTACAAGGACCTCAACGTGCTAGTGGCATCAATCAACGCTGTCATTGGTGGTAAAGAAACAAAAGTTCAGCAGAAGCTTGTAAAAATCTACGAGAAGTTCAAGGCTCACCATGAGTCCTATAACGCTCAGCGTGATGAGTTACGATTGGATAACGCAGCAACTGACGACAAGGGAATCTTATTAGTAGATGAGAAAGGAGAATACAAATTCACTAAGGATGGGATTAAAAACCTAACCAAAAACATTCAAGACTTGAATGAGAAGGAATTTGATTTCAAACCTATTGAAGTTATCAATACAAAAGGTCTAGAGGGATTCTTATTCCTTCAGGATTGGACTACAGGGATTCCATTTATTGAAGAGCAGGAAGAAGAACTGTAATGGAAATTCGTAAAATATCAATAGGGCCTGACTACAAAGGTGGTGCTATGCACTACCTCGTAGGGCAGAAGGTTCTAGGTGATACATACGAAATAGAGGCTATCCTTCTTAATACTGACTTAGGGTCAATACGTATCTATATTAGAAACGAAAAGAATGAGACTTTAATGTGGAAAGAGTTTAACTCTACCATTCCCGTTTCTATTGAATATAACATCAATATCTAATGAGGTCTCCGTTCTATTTCATAGCAAAACCTGTGAATGGAAAGCGGTACGACAACACCAAAGAGATAGGAGGAATTGATTTTATTGTTAGTACCTCTGAAGAGGACCACAAGTTCTCTAATCGTTTTGCGCAAGTCGTTGAGCTTCCATTACAATATAAGGGGCCAATAGAAATTGGCGACATACTTCTAGTTCACCACAATGTCTTTAAGTTTTATAATGACATGAAGGGTAGACAGAAAAGCGGAAAGTCATTCTTTAAGGATGATTTATTTTTTATAGAAACTGAGCAGTTCTTCATGTACAAACGTGATGATAAGTGGTACTCCTATGACCGCTACTGCTTTGTTAAGCCAATAGCAGCCACAGAAAGCTACATCAAAAAACCTTTCTCAGAAGAGCCCTTGATGGGCATTATGAAGTACCCGAATGAGTACCTCTCAACGCAAGGAATCAAGGAAGGAGACTTGGTTTGCTTTAGTCCTGACAGTGAATACGAGTTTACTGTGGATGAGGAAAAGCTTTATCGAATGTATGACCATCAAATAACAATCAAATTATGAGCGTAATAACATTTGACAACGTATTAAACAATCCAAAAGATTATGTATCAGACATTCACTTACACGGATTCCAAGATGTGGCAGATAAGCAGCACGTATTCAGAAACATACAACCTAGAGATGGTAACGATGACTTTGCCAAATTTGTTACTGAACTATTCCCTGATTATACGCTAGAGCTTAACTTCGTAAGAAAGTCCCCATTGAATCAGCAGGAGCCTAATTTTATCCATAGCGATGAGATGATGGGAGACTTAACGTGCATATTGTATTTGAATGAGCTGTCTCCAAGTGAAGACGGGACAACGATATATGATGAAGAGAAGAAGCCCTTAATCAGGGTGTATTCTAAATTTAATCGAATGGTTGCCTTTGAATCAAACCTATTGCATTCTAGAAACATATTCGAAAACTTTGGAGAAGACGAGTCGTCTAGATTAATTCAGGTTGCTTTCTTAAAATTAAAATGAATATGAACATAATACAGGTAGATTTTCCCTTCAATCAATATCTAAGCGAAGAGTATCCAAAGACTCAGGTGTACTTGCATCATACCGCAGGCAATCCAAATGGTGTTGGAACATTTGCTTGGTGGTCCTCTAACTCAGAAAGAGTAGCTACCTGTGTGTCTATATCAGGTATAGGAAAAGGATGTGTAGATGGTCAGATTGTTCAGGGCTTTAGCTCTAAGTATTGGGCATACCATCTAGGACTACAGAAAAGTATTTTTACTAACAGTAAGATTCCTTACAAGCAGTTGGACAAAAATAGTATAGGGATTGAGATATGCAATTGGGGAACATTAAAGCAGGTGAATGGAAAGTTTTATAACTACGTTGGTAGAGAAATGACTGATGGCATTATTAAACTAGACAAACCATACAAGGGATTCACTTATTTCCACGACTATACTGACGCTCAGATAGAATCAGTTAGGGAGTTGTTGTTGTTATGGAACAAGCGTTATGGCATTCCATTGGATTATAACGAAGATATTTGGGATATTTCAGCAAGAGCACTAAAAGGTGAGCCGGGTATATTTACTCACAACTCTGTTCGCAAGGATAAGACTGACATATATCCACATCCCAAAATGATTGAGATGTTAAAAAGTTTGAAATGAAAGACATAAAGCTCAGAATTATTGCTGCAGGGTACAAGGCTGTTGATGAGTTAATCAAAGTTGCTGAGGAGTGCGTTGTAAAAAGTAAGGATGAGGAGGGTGAACTTGCTGCTGATAGATTAAAGAATGCAGCTGCTACAAAAAAGTTAGCTATATTCGATGCTTTTGAGATTCTAAACAGAATAGAATCGGAGAAGGAGAACTTAGATTCAATTGACAAAGGCATAAGTAGAACAGATACCAAACAAGGGTTTGCAGAGCGAAGGTCAAAACAATAGTCTGTGTAGGGTAGTAAAGGATTACATTCCTCCTGCAGTTATCTCTAATAAGAATAGAGTGATGTCTTGGCTGTACGGGTATAATGAGCAGTACGATGTTATTGTAATATCTAAGAGCGGAAAGATAGGGCAGGTGGTAGAGATATCAGGATTAAAAATAGCTCTTCCTCCTACTCCTGAAAAGTGTCATCAAAGACACGAATCTAAATCTGAGCAGCATTGGGAGAGAGAAGAATTGCCAAGAGAATTATTTAGGATTCAATCTATATTTCAATGGAATGAAAAGCCAAAGGAGTTTAAAGACCAATGGGTGGATTACATTGAGCAGGAGTTTGACCGAAGAGAACAGGGGTTTTGGTATATGAACAATGGGGTAAAGACCTACATCACAGGTTCTCATTATATGTACCTACAGTGGTCCAGCATTGACGTTGGCTATCCTGACTTTAGAGAAGCGAATCGAATCTATTGGATATTTTGGGAAGCCTGTCGTGCAGACAATAGAAGCTTCGGAATGATATATCTAAAGATTAGACGTTCAGGATTTTCATTTATGTCTTCATCTGAATGTGTTAACATAGGCACTCTTGCCCGTGATGCACGTATAGGCATCTTGTCAAAGACAGGTGCTGATGCGAAGAAGATGTTTACAGATAAGGTCGTTCCAATCAATAGCCGTCTTCCGTTCTTCTTTAAGCCCATCATGGATGGCATGGACAAGCCAAAGACTGAGTTGGCATACAGGGTTCCAGCAGCAAAGATTACAAAGAAGAATATGTACGAGACTGACGATACTGATGTCGATGGTCTTGATACATCAATAGATTGGAAGAATACTGAAGACAACTCATACGATGGTGAGAAGCTATTGTTCTTGGCTCATGACGAATCTGCCAAATGGACCAAGCCTGTAAACATCAAAGAGAATTGGCGTGTAACCAAAACCTGTCTACGATTAGGTAGTAAGATTATTGGCAAGTGTATGATGGGTTCAACATCCAATGCGCTTTCAAAAGGTGGACAGAACTATAAAGACATTTACGAAGACTCAAACGTAAAATACAGGAACGCTAACGGTCAAACCAAGAGTGGGCTGTACGCCCTATTTGTTCCCATGGAGTGGAACATGGAAGGCTTCATTGACATCTATGGTCACCCTGTATTTAAGAAGCCCACAGCCCCTATAAAAGGCGTTGACGGGAATCTAATTAACAATGGTGCAATAGACTATTGGGATGCTGAGGTTGATTCATTGAAGAGTGATGCAGATGCATTGAATGAATTTTATCGTCAGTTTCCACGCACAGAGTCTCACGCATTTAGAGACGAGAGTAAGTCATCCATATTTAATCTGACTAAAATATATCAGCAGATTGATTACAATGACTCAATGATTAAGGAGCACTATATTACTAGAGGGTCCTTCTCATGGAAAGATGGAATTAAAGACACTCAGGTGATTTGGACTCCCGACCAAAGAGGTAGATTTATTATGAGCTGGGCACCACCTAAACATATGCAAAACAATGTTCACGTACGTAATGGAATTAACTACCCCGGCAATGAACATCTTGGGTCATTTGGATGTGATTCATACGACATATCTGCTGTGGTTGGCGGACGTGGTTCTAACGGAGCGTTACATGGAATGACTAAGTTTCACATGGACGATGCTCCTGTAAATGAGTTTTTTCTAGAGTATATTGCAAGACCTCAAACTGCTGAGATATTTTTTGAAGAAGTACTGATGGCCTGTGTGTTTTATGGGATGCCTATCTTGGTAGAAAACAATAAGCCAAGGTTGCTGTATCATTTAAAGAACAGGGGCTACAGAGGTTTTTCAATTAACAGACCGGACAAACAGTTTGCTAAACTGACAAAGACTGAACGAGAGTTAGGCGGAATACCCAACTCATCTGAGGATGTGAAGCAATCACACGCATCGGCAATCGAGTCTTACATTGAGAAATTTGTAGGTCTAGATTTAGAAGGGAAATACAGAGAAGCTGATTTGATGGGCACGATGCCTTTTACAAGAACGCTTGAAGACTGGGCTAAGTTTGACATAAATGATAGAACTAAATTTGATGCTTGTATTAGCTCAGGGCTGGCCATCATGGCGAATCAAAAACACCTCTACATTCCTGAAAAAAAAGAATCGAAATTAATTATTAACTTCGCTAAATATAAGAACGAAGGGGTAATAAGTCAATTGGACAAATGAAGAATATAACAATCCAAATTAATTCAGTGTCTTTTCCTAGTCAAATAGCTACGGATGCTGAGAAGGCATCTGATACCTTTGGTTTACAAATAGGTCAAGCTATACAATATGAGTGGTTTCGTAAGGACGGGAACTCATGTAGGTACTATGGACAATGGCAAGATTTTCGCAGATTAAGATTATACGCAAGAGGCGAACAGCCGATTGGTAAATATAAAAATGAGTTAGCAATTGATGGAGACTTGTCTTATCTAAATTTAGATTGGACTCCTGTTCCTATTATACCAAAATTTATTGATGTAGTTGTCAATGGTATGTCTGACCGTTTATTCAAGGTTAAGGCATACGCTCAAGACGCTATGTCTCAAGCAAAGAGGAGTAAATATCAGGACCTGATTGAAGGTCAGATGATAGCAAAGCCTGTACTTGAAATTATTCAAGATGAAACAGGTGTGAATCCTTTTATGATGGAGCCTGACCAACTACCTCAAACAGATGATGAGCTATCACTTTTCATGCAGCTTAACTATAAGCCTGCTATTGAGATTGCTGAGGAAGAAGCCATCAACACAATCTTTGATGAGAATCATTACGATGACAT